CTATCACATCAATCGACGTAAAAGGATTTGACGCTACTGCGATTATCGAATCCGGCTCTACCTTCACCCTCTACGGAATCAAGGCGGCTTAGATGGCTAACACATACGTCAAAATCGCCAGCGTGACCGTTGGGAGTGGTGGGGCGGCTTCGATGGATTTCACCAGCATCCCCGCCACTTACGATGACCTAGTCCTCAAGGTGTCTCATCGAGCAACCGTAAACATAGGAATCGCGGCAGTTTTATTACAATATAACGGCAACTCTTCTTCGTATTCTTATCGCAGAATCTTGGGCGACGGCAATACCGCAGCAAGCGCAACCGACACCATTAGCGCAGTCGCAATTGCTCAAGGTGGAAACGCAACCGCCAACACATTCGGAAACCTTGAAATCTATATTCCTAACTACGCCGGATCGACAAATAAATCTGCATCGGCAGACAATGGAAACGAAACAAACGGCACAACCGAATATCTAACCCTTATCGCGCATCTTTGGTCTAATACCGCAGCAATTACATCAATCAAAATTCTTTTGACTAGTGGCAATTTTGCTGAACATTCCACCGCAACGCTTTACGGCATCAAGAAATCCTAAGGAGAAACCATGACCACGAAGATCATCGTTGATTGCTCGACCGGAGTGGTCGAGGAAGTCGAACTGACCGAGGATGAATTGGCGCAACGCGAGGCTGACCGGATTGCCTTTGAGGCAGCCGAGGCTGAGCGCGCTGCCGAGGAAGCAGTCAAGGCAGCCAAGAAGGCTGAACTGCTCGCCAAGTTAGGGATCACCGAGGACGATGCCAAACTCCTCCTCTCCTAGACTGTGCAAGGCAGGTCGCACCCTCAGGGAAATGGTGGACGATGCATATCCCTCACGCGATAGAAAGTCCGATGGGTGGATCGGCGATGCAAGACACAGCAATCGTAAGTCTGACCACAACCCGGATGCTGAGGGATGGGTTCGTGCCATCGATGTTGATGCTGACTTGGGATTTCGTGACGAGTCGTGGTATCTGGCAGATCAACTTCGACTTGCTGCAAAACGTGACCGGCGTATCTCCTACATCATCCACAAGGGGCAGATTGCATCTAGACGGAGTGGCCTACGATGGAGAAGGTTTTCTGGAAATCCTCATGACCATCACATACACATAAGTTTTACCAAGAAGGGCGACCAAGATGGCCGTCGTTTTGACGTGCCACTATTAGGAGGACGAGATGCCTGATTCACTCAAACACCCGATTGTGCTTGCTGCCGGTGCATTCCTCGCAGCATGGGCCGCTACCAACTTTGAGTTGGACTACCGGGCAATCCTCTGGGCCGTGTTGTCTGGGCTGTTTGGATACGCCAAGCCCTATAAGAAGTGAGCCCGGAAGAATGGGTCGGACTGATTGCTGGTCTGATCGCGATCGCTGGTGCGTTTGTAGCCGCGTTGAGATGGACGGTTCGCCAGTTTGTGCTGGAACTCGGCAATCAGATGTTCGCTCGGATGGACAAATTAGAGATTGAGATCGGCGTTTTGACCGCTAGACAGTCAGAGATCTATGCGACACTTATGACCACAGGAGGTGCGAAGCGTGGCAAAGCGAAAGACGAAGGCACAAAAACTCGCAAGCCTAAGAGCAAAAGAGCGAGCCGCTAAGCGCACCAAGGAAATCACCAAACTCGATGCATGGGCCATCAGCCTTTATGAGGTTGCCGAGTCCATGAGGCGAGCAGGCTTTGACGATGCAACCATACAGGGCTGGTTAGTGGATCAGCGATTACCAGAATGGGTAGCCCCTCGGCCTGACGAGTTGGATGATGACGAGGAAGAAGAAGACGATTAGCATCAAACGGATTGCCTTCGTACCAGACCTGCAAGTGCCCTTTCATAGCGAGCCAATGGTGAACTCCATGGCTCGCTTTCTTGCTAAGTGGAAGCCTCATCGCACCATCCAGATCGGTGATGAGATTGACCTTCCGCAGTTGCGCAATGGCGCAAACGTGCTGGAAGAAGCCATGGGCAACATTGACGATGACCGGGCATGGACTCAAGAGATCTTGGAATCTCTCGGCGTAACAGATGTGGTCGGTAGCAATCATGGGGCTAGGGTCTACAAGAGCCTGATGAACCGGCTGCCAGCCTTTACCAAACTGCCTGAGATGGCCTACCACCGCTTCATGGGATACGACAAGATGGGAATTGCCTATCACCCTCAAGGGGTCGGCTTTGCCCCGGGTTGGATAGCCATCCATGGCGATACTGCACCCTTGTCCAACAAGCCCGGCCAGAGTGCCCTGAATTCGGCCCTGAGGGCCGGTAAGAGCGTCGTTCAGGGGCATACCCATAGATTAGGACTCTCGAGCCATTCTGAGGCCTATAAAGGCAACTATGGGCGAATTCTGTGGGGTTGTGAAGTGGGCAATATGGTGGACTTATCCAGCCCCGGCATGGGCTACACGCGTGGCTATGCGAACTGGCAGCCCGGCTTCGTGGTGGGCTACCTTGAAGGATCACGCTTTTACCCAGTCCTCGTGCCGATGAATCCGGACGGATCATTTGTCTTTGAGGGCAAGCGATACCGATGATTGAGACCATCGTGCCTATCACCCGGACGATTGACGACCATATAGACGACTTCGATGCAGCCACGGATTTCGTTATGAAATCGTTATCAAAACCTAAGGGGTATTAGGCAGTCAGAGGCGTATGGTAGGCCCTGCCGGTCAAACCCCCGGCAGAATGAGCCTCGAATGAATCGAAGTGATCTCCACGGTATCAAAGTCAATCGATATACCCGAGCAGGATATATTGGCAAAGATTTGCTTTGCCCTGAATGCAATCACGTCGTCAAGGTTTATCATTTTGCGTGGTCTGCTCTGCAATGTGGGCATTGCGCAAAAATGGTCGAAAAGACTGATTGGATGTGGTTGCCATGACCGCAATCGGGTTTGACCCACTAGCGATCTATTACATCATTGCACTCATAGCCATCCCAGTTTTGGGATTGCTCTACACAGCCCTAACCGAGAACTGGTACTGGAAAGGATTCAAGGATGGAAAGCGACTCGCCCAAAACAATCACAGCGCAAGAAATACTCGATGAAGCAGGGCGCATCCGGGGTGATCGTGGTTCGATCTATGGACACCCATACATCAATCACCGGCGTATCGCTGACCTCTGGAGTGCGTATTTGGAAGTGCCAATCACGCCAGATCAAGTCGCTATCTGTATGGCTTTGGTCAAGGTCTCACGGCTGGCGGAAACACCGGGCCATAGAGGTCGTGACGGTTATGTGGATCTGGTGGCTTACGGAAGCCTTGCAGCGCAACTTGCTACAACCGACCCGACCGAGTTCGATGCCTATTAGGAAACTACAGAGCAAGTCGATCTGGTGCGATGTCTGTAAGTTGGCTTACGCTAAGGGACATGCAAGGCAACAGACACCAGCCGTCTGGCAGGTCATGAGCGAGACTCAGAAGCATAAGGGCAGGGTGCGACACTACTGCCAGCCATGCGCTAATGAAGCGCAACTTTGGCATGATGGCACAGTATGGACATTCCGACAACAGTTGGACTACGCACTAGGAAAGGAAGCAATAGATGGCATGGAACTTGGACAATTATGAGCCAGTTGAGGATCGTCTGGCAAAGTTTTGGAACGATTATCCGCCGGGGCGGATTGAGACGGAGTTATTGGCACACGAAGGTAATCGCTTTATTGTGGCTGCTCGACTGTATCGAGTGGACACAGATGCGCAGCCCTTTGCGACCGGTCTGGCTGAAGAGACTGTTACTGATCGAGGGGTCAATTCTACTTCGGCTCTTGAGAACGCAGAGACGTCTGCTATTGGTCGCGCCTTGGCCAACGCTGGCTACGCGCCGAAAGGAAAGCGAGCATCGCGTGAAGAGATGGCTAAGGTTGTGCGAGGTGATTCGCCGGTAGTCAAGCACCCATGGAAGCCAGAAGAAAAGCCGGTAGCCAATGAGCCGGTAACTGTGGTGTGGGATGACGTGGAGACCACGGCAGCCGAGGATCAGCAGACCTTTATTGCTGACTTGCAGAATGCGCTCGGGGCATCCGTTCAAGGCTTCAAGTGCAAACATGGCGATATGTTGCTCAAGGACGGAACTGGCAAGACCGGCAAGCCGTATCACGGCTACGTTTGCGGATCACGCACCAAGGCTGACCAATGCGAGGCAAGATGGGCCAAGTTGGTGAGCGGCAAATGGGTATTCGAGGGCAAAGCCAATGACTGAGATGGATCGCACAGGAGAGCCAAACAAGTGGCCGGTCAAGTGCGACTGGTGTGGCATTGATCTGGTCAGTTATGCAGGCTATCGAGTCCAGATGCATGAGGAAGATCCGATGGATTACAACTGGGCCTGCCAAACGCACTACGAGGCGGCGTGGTGATGAGTAGAAGGGAACGAGGCCGTGAGACTGAAAAACTTGTGGCGCAATATCTGGTTCGTCATGGCTTTGAGGGGGCACACGTTACGTCCATGGCTGCTAGTGGTAGTGACGTACTGGGTATTGAGGGCCTTGATATCGAATGTAAGGCAAGAAAAAACTTTGACCCAGCAGGCACTATGGCACAACTTAGAGCCAGGGCCAAAGAGACCGGAATGGGAGTGGCCGTTATGAGGCTGAATGGGCAGGGTGAGGCATCCATGGATGATTGGGTTGGTGTTATTCGATTGGCTGACTTGGTCTATTTACTGAAAGCGAGTGGCTATGGCAGACGATAAGCGCGTGACTCGATGCTTGATGTGTGGGGTCTATGTGTATGCTCGGGATCTGTGTGAACGGTGTTACCCCAAAGACTTAGCAGCATAATTGATGTGACCAACATCACAGTCCATATAGTGAGATTATTGGAAAGGCTACGCTCATGAAACTTGACTCGCTCGCTATGCTAAGTGGCAGTCCCGGCACTATAGACGGCCGGGCACAAGCCCCTTCGCATTGGGCACGGCTATTGCTAATTTGCCTGTTAGCCTTATGTCTATCTTTGCTAAGTGGATATATGTCGCATGCGCGACCAGCCAAAGACCCAATGAATTACAAGTTGCACGCATACAATCAACTGAAAGACTGGGATCAGTTTGAGTGCATACTCGAACTCTATGAGCGTGAGAGTAACTGGAGACCCAATGCTAGGAATGGGTCACATTATGGGATACCACAAGGTAGAAGCCAATGGTTAGCCACGGCTAATCCATATAAGCAAGTAGAATGGGGTGTGAAGTACATACAGCACAGATACGGCACAGCCTGTGCAGCACTCAAACACTTCAAGCGTAAGGGTTGGCACTAGTGGCTAAGGAAAGCAAGCGCGATGGAAGGTGGAAGAAGTTACGCATCACCATCCTCAATCGCGATGGCTGGACATGCACTTATTGTGGTGGTGTGGCTAATGAGGTCGATCACATCATTCCACTCAAGCGTGGTGGGTCTGATGATCCAGATAATCTCACCAGCGCATGCCGTACATGCAACGCACGCAAGCATGATGACTCGGTAGGCGTTTTTTTAGGCACATCTTCTACCCCCCCTGTTCGAGGTAAACGTACCTCCCCGATGCAGAATCAGTCCAAACCGGTGCAAAACGGACAGACTTTTAGCAAGATTTTGGTAGATTCGCCCTTTATGTCCGATTCCAGTCCAGACCAGTTGGGGGGCACTTCTAGTGGCCAAAATTAGGGGCAAAACCACCCCAAGGCTGGAAACGCCTAAGCGCAAGGGCAA